TTTCTTATCGATGATGAGATTAGTGACCCGGTAGAATATTCAATTAAATTTACTGATGAAAATTACGACACACAAATTTCGAAAGTTTACCTCACGAGCAAGTACGAATCTGGCTCGGCCCTTGCGACGTTTTTGGAGCTGGGTCTTATCTACACGTCTACTCAAGAGATTGCTACGGTAGGTGTAACCACATCTGGCAATAGCGTTACATTATCGCTTACACCATCAGCAGACGGTATGATTGTTATAGGTAAGCACCCCTTTGCTGAAAACCTTTCCCCAATTGAAGTTACTCAGAGAGCAACATATATTGATGGGTTTGATCAAGAATTAAATTCATACAGAAAAGTAATGGATGTATACTCGTTTGAGGAGGGAAGCTCAGGCGGTGTTAACACGCTATTCACGATCGAGCAGTCATTGGCACAGCAAACCTATTTTAGCTATTCCATGGGCAACTACGGGTTCGATCTTGTTAGCTGGTATGTCTTGAAACAGTGGTTGGACATGAGAGCTAAACTGTTAAATGTTAACTATCAGTTTACGTTCAATTCACGCTCTCAATATCTACGTCTTATACCTGAACCAGATAGAGCTAGATCAATGTTCGGCCTAGTAGGGTGTTATGTAGAATTGGCTATTAGGGATTTGGTGAAGGAGCCGTGGGTGTATCAATATGCGTTAGCTTTAACTAAATTATCTGTCGCTAATGTTAGAGCAAAGTATAGCGGGACGAATCTCTTTGGTACTGGAACTATAAATTATGATTATTTGTTCCAACAGGGCCTTGAGGAGAAAAAAGAATTAGAAGAGAAATTATACTCTGGCGCATCTCCCGGATTCGGAGATGCAGAACCACCACAATTCTTTGTAGGTTAATATGCGCAAGAGACGCCACGGTTATCGTCAGGGTGTATACAAGCCTATTAATAGAGACAAATATAAAGGCATAAAAAATCCTATGTATCGATCATCATGGGAATTAAAGTTCTTTTCATGGTGTGATAACAACCCGAATGTGTTAGAGTGGACAAGCGAGAACACTATAATCCCGTACATTAGTCCCTTTGACAGTAAGGTTCATAGGTACTATGTAGATAACGCAGTAGTAATACGCGAAGGTGGTGAGATCAGTAAATATCTGGTTGAGATTAAACCTGAGAAACAAACAAAACCACCGGTAGTAAAAAATTGCCGTAAGAAGCAATCTACAATTCTGTATGAGAAATACACTTATGCTATTAACCAGTCTAAATGGGAAGCAGCCCGGAAGTGGTGTAAGAAGAAGGGTTACAAGTTCTTAATTATCACTGAAAACGAGCTATTCACAAGAAAATAGCGTACAAATAAATAAATAATTGTAGTATATTATGGCGTCACAATACAAGTTGTTAATAGAAACACCTGATGTTCAGCAATTCGAATACATTGTCGAAGAGAAGAACTTAAATGGAGAGAAGAGTATGTGGATCAAGGGTGTTTACATGATGGCTGATGAAGTAAACAAAAACAATCGTATTTACCCTCTTCAAGAGATGGCTCAGGAAGTTAATCGATATAAAAAAGAAATGATTGACACTCAACGGTCGTTAGGTGAGTTGAACCACCCAACCGCTGCAGATGTAAATCTCGAAAGAGCGTGTCACATGGTAACAAAGCTTACTCAAGATCGAAATTACTTTCTCGGTGAATCTAAGCTTCTCTCATCCCCGATGGGTAAGATTGTAGAGACACTTATTAAAGATGGTGTGCAGGTTGGCATGTCATCAAGAGCTTTAGGAAAGCTTAATGAAGATTCAGGTGTTAATAAGGTGCAAGATATGCGATTAGTGGCTATTGATTGCGTTGCAGATCCTAGTTGTCCTAAAGCATTTGTAAATGGTATATTAGAGAGTAAGCAATGGATTTTAAATAACTCTAGTGGTGATTTTGAAGAGGTATATGAGGTTTTTGAGAAGAGTCTTGGATCTCTACCGCGAAAGCAAGTAGAAGAGTTCCTAAAAAACCAAGTACTTGACTTTATAACAAAGATTTCGAGATAAAAAGTATAAATAATTTAGAGTATGTCTGATAACAGAACACAGTTTAACAAAAATGCCGATATCCATCGGTTTATTAAGAGTATAATTGAAAAAAATTACTCCGCAGCCAATAAATATTTAAGCGGTGTTGTTAATAGTAAATTAAAGACAAGAATTCGCAATAGTGCACGTAAAGATTTATTTTAACCATGAGTGACAAAGTATCAGAACAATTGAATGACGCGACAAAAGATATTTTGTCTGAAGAGTCTCTAAACGACATCCAATCAGCCTTTGACGATGCTGTGGCACAGAAAGTACAGCTGCACGTCGAGAAGGCGCTTTTAGAGCAGGATAATGTGCACGCATCTAAGCTTGCCAAGCTGCTTGAAGCTATTGATACTGACCACTCTAAAAAGCTAGAAGCATTAGTTGAAGCTATTGATAATGACCATTCTGGCAAATTGGGCGCCGTTGTTCAGCGTCACCAGCATGCTATTACAGAGCAGGCTAGCGAATTTAAGAGTAACTTAGTTGAGAACATCAGTAATTATCTTGAATTGTATTTGGAGAAAGCAGCTCCGCAAGATATGCTCAACATTGCAGTTCAAAACAAACGCGGTATTGATTTCATCGCCGAGCTTCGCAATTTACTGGCTGTTGATAGTGCATTAGCTAAGGATTCTATTAAAACCGCAGTCCGGGATGGTAAAGACCGGTTGGATGAAGCTGCAGCTGCTGTTGCAACCATCAAGCAAGAGAACGACGAGCTGAAAAAACAAATCAGCGATCTTCACACGGGTATTACTCTTGAAGACAAGTGTAAATCTCTTGATCCAGATAAAGCTGCTTATGTAACCAACCTTCTACGGGATAAAGACGCCCGATTCATAACAGAAAACTTTGACTATACTGTGGCAATGTTTGACAAGACAGAAGATCAACGTCTTGAAGAGATGAAAGCTGACGCTGTTTTGGATTCCAAGACTGTTAATGTTGATCGCCCAGTGTTAGAAGAGTCTGCTCCAGCCCAATCACATAATCAAGATGATGGTCCAGAACATATTGGCCAGATTATGAATGAATTGGGGAAATATTAATTTTATTTGAGGTAATGTATAAGACAATACCTGATTGCTCAGTGAAAGGAGTATCATAGATATTATGGCAAAAGAAGTACATGCTGCGAACGCTTATATCGACGAGACTCGGGCCCGAACCATGTTGGAGAAATGGAGTCCTGTATTGGACTACGCTTCGGACAATGTGGCACCTATCGAAGACGAACATACTCGTTTGAACACTGCTATTCTCTTGGAAAACCAAGAGCAGTGGTGTTTGAAAGAGGCTAACGTCGCCGGTAATACAGGTGGTGTTTTCGGTTCAGTCAATGCTGGCGCCCATGGCAATGCCGCACCCGGGGGACCTGGTGATGTGTATGCTACAGGCGACGCACGACTGCCGAAGATTCTTATCCCGATGATTCGTCGTACGTTCCCCGAGTTGATCACTAACGAGATCGTTGGTGTGCAACCCATGTCAGGACCTGTTGGTCTTGCATTCGCCCTGCGTTATAAATATGACGACTCAGCTCTTGGTGCACCCACGACAGCTAAACCGAACCTTGATGGTTCGATGACAGCTGACAGTGTTTCTCGCGTTGGACCGGATCATGCATCCGCCAACACCGAAACAGGTGGGTCTACTGGTGAGTTGGGTTACCAGCTCCTCGACACACGGTTCACGGGCACATCTTCTGCATCCTTGTCGGGCTTAGGCTCTTCAGGTACAGACTTCGACTTTGTAAGTCAAGACCAAGGTGTTGCTCAGTTGCTCTCCAACTTCGAGTTGACGAGTAACATTCCTCAGATTGTCGTCGCTTTCGAGAAAACAGCTGTTGAAGCTGGTACTCGTAGGTTGGCTGCACGCTGGAGTGTTGAGTTAGAGCAAGATCTGAAGAACATGAACGGTATCGATATCGACACCGAACTCACCAATGCAATGTCTTATGAATTGCAGGCTGAGATCGATCGTGAGATGATTGTTCGTATGATTCAGGTTGCGCTTAATGCTGGTTCTACGCATGGTTACAGCACATGGTCACCCGCTAGCGCGGATGGTCGTTGGTTGGCCGAACGTAATCGTGACTTCTACCAAAAGCTCATTATTGAAGCTAATCGGATTGCAATCAGAAACCGCCGAGGTACTGCGAACTTTATTGTCGCTACCCCGCGTGTTTGTGCAATTCTCGAAATGCTTCCGGAGTTCCAATGGATGTCCGTCAATGGCAGCGTAACAACCCAACCGGTTGGCGTTGCTAAGGTCGGTAACCTTGGAGGTAGGTTTAACGTTTACCGCGATACCCGTACAGAGGCCCAACATATGACAAGTCAGCGTTCTTCCATGGTGGAGTACGCATTGCTTGGATACAAAGGCCCTGAATATTACGACACAGGTATCATATATTGCCCGTACATTCCAGTAATGGTTCAGCGGACAATTGGCCCTAACGACTTCTCACCTAGAGTAGGCTTGCTAACCCGTTATGGTGTTGTTGACAACATCTTCGGTGCTAACTTGTACTACCACGTGGTTATTGTGAAGAACTTGGGAACATCGTTCACCCCAGGCAACGCCGCAGTTTATCTCTAAGAGATATATTGCACAGTTGTCAGGTTTTCAACCCCCCGCGTTGCGGGGGGCTTTTTTATTGTCTAGATGTTTTACTGAATGGCACTTCTAAGTCAATTAAACTATCGGTTAGTAAATCGACGTGAGATACACGAGTAGGGTTAATGTCAATACCACCACGACGAGCATACAAACATGTAACAGCTAGCTCAGTCGGTTGGAAAAGGTCCCACAAACGTTTATAGATTGTTTCGCAGATTTCTTCATGGAAATGGTTTTCGTCTCTAAATGATACAACATACTTTAATAAATCTTTTGGCCTGACAACCTTTTTACTCTTCATTGCAATATACACATCTCCCCAGTCTGGTTGATGGGTTACACGGCAGTTAGATTTCAATAAGCTGCTATGATAATTCTGACTCACTAAGTATGGCTGACTGGTGATAAATTCAGTAGAAAGCAATTCAGGAGTTTCAGTGTATATGTTGAAGATTAGATCATCACTACCGCTTCTAGTTTCTAGAGTCAGATATCCTTTGCTGAAGTACGGAGATACCTTCATAGATGAGACTTCCTCAGGTGAAAAAACAGCTACCTCTACATTAGTATGTAACAATTCTGACAAATCACCTTCAATGTGTTCCTTAATAAGATATCGCGCTTCATCACTTGAATCTCCTAGTTGAGTCATATTAAATGAATTGAGATACAATTTAAGAGATTTTGATTCAACGATATATTTGTTATCACAAGGATACACAATTTTAGCAATACCAGTAACAGGAAAGCCCTTTTTAGTTAGACACGACACTTCATATGCATTCCAAACATCATACCCACAAAATGGTAAGTTGTTATCATCTAGGTTTAGATGTTCTCGATTACTTTGTCGCGGTTCGCGAACAAGTATTGATGCATCATATTGATCAGGGTAGTCAACCGTTTTACCTAAGACTTTACTTATGTTAGAATTATCTAGATGTTTGTTCATGTTTTTCTATAGCTATTTTAATATCATTAAATCGAGTTTCAACGTCTCCTTCGAGATAAATTATGTTTACCTTACTGAATTGTCGCTCCAAATGCACTACATTCTCAAAAACCTTTTTTACTCCCTCTATAAACTTACTATCAGTACTCCGCTCACCATCATCCTCCAATTTTACTGGTTTACATGCAAAAACGATATCCAAATTATCTATTAACTGATTATACACTTTTGTGTATGCATTTAATACAGACTCATCAACCTTTTTCTCCATATGCAACCAAGTAGTATAAACAAACCCGTCAATAATGCATCTATCCATTATAACATTATCGAGCTTATCATTTTTTAAATGTTCTGCCAAAACATATAGCTGCGTCTTATTATCACCATCTTCATTAATGTTCATACCCGCCTTTAAAGCAGGTCTGGTGACTTCTTCTACATAATCAAACTTATCTCCGTAATGTTCCTGACACTTCTTAAGAAGTGTTGATTTACCGGAACAGCCTGGACCTGTAAATGATATTCTCATTGCTCCATAAACTCTGAATCATCGTTATAATTAGTTCGAGGCCTACACCCCTTTTGCATTTCTTTGTCTCTCTCGCGACATATATCCCATTGTCGCTGCATATACCTTGTTTTGTACATATTTTTATTATACACTCCTTTAGTAAGGACAGTCCAGCATAATCTTAACCGAGTTATCCAGCTCATTTTATTAGGATCAAAAATTGTCATTTTCCCCATTTGCCGTTAGCAACAATCTGTGCAATGATACCATAAACAGAGAGGTCTTTAAATGCATCCTCTACTGGTTCATTTTGCGGTAAAGTTTTCTTCCGGAGTACAAGATTGAAAAGTCGTTGAATTTTGTCATTAATACGAATAATGATAGCACTTATAGATAAATGTGCATTTTCTGGATCATCCAGATCAGTGCCTAGAGTGATATTATGTTGACCATAATCGTGCTGCTTTTTGCAAAAAGTTGAGTATTGCTCCTTTTGTATCTTTTTAAACTCTTTACAAGTTTCCGGATACTGCGTTTCAATTTCTTTTACAACGTCTTTCATATTTTTAGCTTTTCTTTTAAAAAATTCTCCCACATATATACAGATGCTTTATGTAGATCTTCAAAGACTTGATCTTCAGTTAATCCGTTAAAGCACACTGTATTCGATATCGCAACTATTGGTCCATCATCTAATACTGCCGTAGCTTCATGTATAACACACCCACCTGATAGATGACCTAGTTCAATAGCTTTAAGCTGTGGATCTTTACCTTTAAGTTCCGGGTACTTTGTAATTAAGCCTGGATGACCATTATAAATTTCATATTTGTCACAAATTTCTGGCGGTACAATGCGCAGCCAACCATTTAAAGTAACAATAGCATCCTCACTTAAATGATTTTTATAGTCGGAGATGCTTGGCTTACTATCGACATAACGCACAACGGTGTTATTAATAAGATCTTGATTTATACCCTCCCAACCTTGTTTATTGGTGACAACGTAGTCTGGGAATCTACCGAGCCGCTTAGATATTTCGTATATCTCAGAACCTGTTTGGGAAAATAATGCTACCCATTTCATTTCTTATAATTACCTTTCTCTGGAATAACGTGTCGCACACCACCTCTTGGATCATTCATATCACCACCTCGACGAGGTATGAGATGTACGTGAGGATACATTACAGTTTGCCCGGCAGCTTCGCCTATGTTTTGACCGATATTGTACGCGTCACACCACTCCTCCGCGACCCACAGTCGACCTTGAGCATATGCACCAGCATAACATTTCATTATAGAGGCTTGAGTGTTCTCTTTTGGAACAAACAACACATGACCTTCTGTAACTGGGTATTTATCTCTAAAGACAATATAGTCTTCTGTCTCGCCTATAGGATTTTTCCACGGTGTATCTTCAATGTGCATATTCGCTTACGGTTTCTTCATATCGATTTATAATTTGTTTGAACATTGTAGTATTGTATTGCACTAATTCAAGTGTATCTTCATCAACCTCTGCATTAATTAAATCACAGAGCATCGTAGACGGTTTTTCCTGTAAACCTAGATCGCCATTATACCTTAGACCTTTGAGCGCAGCCACAATAGGGTTACTAGTGTCGCAACTACGTATATTAGTAATACCCTTATCAACATAATATCCAAATTCCTTTGCTAGACTACAACCAAGTAAATGGTGAGGTTTAGACCAATTCCAATATCCCTTATCAATTAGATCTTGAATGAAGCGCTGTCTACCTGAACACCATAAACTGAGTTTATCTTTACCACAACCTGTGTATTTGTAATACGAGTAGTCAAAGCTAATAGCAATATAGTCTGCTTCTTCTGACATAAATCGGTAGCAGTCTACTAAATCTTGCCATGTCTTGCCTTGAACTACTCCAATCTTAAGAGATTTGTTCTCTGGTGGCTGAAAGACATTATCCCAATTCTGCCATTGTTCCATAGTACCTGTAGCATCTTCCAATACGTCTGGTACAATATAGTAATTCGGGTTAATTTCCCTAAGCCAATGTGCATACTTTTCTGGATCAAATGATTTTCCGAGCTCAAATATACTATTATCTAACAATACATCAGCCCCGAACCGCTTATTAACTGTAAGGAACCAATCTCGATATTGTTCATCTTCCTCCATTAAATGTACTAAACAATATTGATAATCATTATATTTCAATGATTCCTCCAATAATTGTAGTGGAGACTCGTGTGATACCAGTAATTTCATCTTACCAGTATAGTGGATATATCCAGTAAATCAAGATTTTTGTGATAAATAATTTCGTGGCAGAAACGGTAACGAGTTTTATTGGTAGTGAGGTGGCGGCCATCGCAAGTGACGCTGCTGGCCAAGTAGCTTCAGTGGTAAAAAAGCCTGTTGATTTTGTTAAGAAAGTTAGAGATGGCGGTCTGCAAATCGCAGGTTTAAAGCCCAAACAATTGGCTAAGGAGCT